ATCCAACGTTGTCGTTCTGCTTGGAAGCAGAGCTACTGGAGGCAAATCGGAAATTCCGAGAGCATCCGGTACTGATGCGAAGAGCTTCGGATCTTGGCTTGAAAACCAAGGAAGCGCTGCGCTCAGGACGAACCGTACCTTCTCGTCGAAGGTAGAAGTTGCATCGGCTAACCCTTGGTGATTAATCAAGGTAGGGCCGAGCATCTTCCCGGTAGGATTTGAAGTTGAACCATAAAGGTTCTTGTTCAAAACCGACCTTTGGTCCACTAAGGACTCAAGGATACTACACTGCCTCTGTCCGATGACAGACGCCGTCAGTCGTTCCATCTCAACCAGGTTTGACCCCGGAAAGGAGAAGTTCAGACCGAAAGGCTCAGTCAGGTGCTTGATCTTATCAAAGATCTGCTTCTGACGGGACGAGAGTAGTATTCGCGAGCGGTGCCCAAGTTGGCGAGCAATGTCAATAAAATTGTCATTGCTCATTTCACGCCACTTGTATTGTGACATGACCATCTTGTCGGTAATAACTTTACCGGCAAACTCACATATGTGTCCAGAGCTTAAACTCTTTTCACGTGAGAATGGACATCCCCACTTTTGCAGAACCGCAATGTAGCGGTGATATAAGTCATCATCAAGGATGACCACATCATCGCCAAGTACAAAGAAATTTTCCTTGTGCTTGCAACCATTGAGGTACCACAGCAACAACCCATGCGACACGGTGAATACCGCGAAGCTAGGGTAAAGCCCGAGGGGTTGACCCCGAGTCCAACGGACTGCTCCAATTGGAGAAGACCATGTGGATTTAGATAATATCTCAAACAGAGATATATCCGGCAAGTTGCCGAAGATGGATCGCATCAGGTTGACTTGTACTTCTAAAGGGAAGTAGTCAGTCGCACTGCTGAGATCGACAGAATGAACTGTCTTACCCATCTTCAAGTGTTCCTGTAAAACAGGGATAGGTACAGACTGATCGTGGGTGCAATCCCACGATAGGTGACGAGCAAGCTCGTAAACCCTTTTTCCAAAGTGCCGTAAGGCAAGTTGGTAGATGAGAAACGGAGAAGCAACGCTTCTAAGTTTTCCACCGGGTTCCTGTAAGAAAGCAATCTTACCACCTATGATCTGCCAGGGGTCCAGAACCTTTTTCTGACGAAAAATTCCGAAAGAAATTGGTTGAGGACACATGTTCTTGAGGACAGGGTCAAAGAGACCTTGAAACTCTTGAACTAAGTCAATTCCCCAACTGTGGCTAAGAATAGCCTCAGCATCTCCTAGGACATCGCTGTCCTGGGGGACAGACCGGAGCCCTCTTGAAGGCTTCCGCTTTGAGGAACTTCCCCGGTACAGAAGAAGTGAAACATCTTCTGAACGATCAACAGTCAAACCACCAAAGTTCCTTTTGACACGACTAAACATCGTGCTAAATCCCACAATAGTGGGAGGAGGAGCGCTTAGTGCGCTGGTGAATTTCTTCACCTGAGAATCTGTCGGTTTACTGTATTTCCATACAGTATAGCACATCAGAGTCTGAACGACCTTTCGGAAGTTCTTATCTGATTTGTCAGCCCAGCGGAACATTCCGCCAAGACAACCGGCCAGGTCACCCCTTCGGTTCTTTCGAACCCAAGTAAGAGGGGGTAGACCTGCTCGCCTCCTGTAGAGATCAACTTTCAGGGATTTAAGTCTCCCGATTGTCCACTCTACACCGGAACATTGGTACCACTTCAGAACCAAAGCGAGAAATTCGCGTTGGAGAGGAAGTGGCATGTCAATTACCCACAAACGGTTTCGAAGTCCCTGTTCCAATGTCATTACTGACATAGGTGTACTCCTTCCTTTAAAGGATTGACCTAAGGAACAGGATCGACGAGATCCTGTGGGTCGGCACAGTCCACTTTTGGGTTTCCTAATTTAGGAGACAGTTAGTCAGTCGGGGACAACACACTCACTAAATAGAGTGTAACCACCACTACCAATATGTTCCATGCAATCGCATAAGCGAGAACACGGACACATGACCTTCCGGTCGGGCGCGCCCTCTCAGGCGCAGCCGCTTTCGCGGCCCCATTTGGTACAGCCACCAATTTAATTGGTTCTCCCGTCTCAACAACATCAGACACTGAAACATCAGTTTCGGCTCTGGGGCGGCCTTCACCGAGAGGTGATTGTCGTTCGTGAGAGGTGGGGGAGTGATTCCCTGTAGCATCATGCGCAGGTTCACAGGCATTGTCAAGGGTGCTCCAGACGTTGTAGAATTCTTCGAATGTCGAATACTCACCAATAAATTGGTTTGTTTCTTCATCGAAGGATTCAGATCTCCAACGGAGATACAACTCCTGGCGCTCTTGGCGGGTGGAATTACGGAGACTTCTGGCATTTCTGCCACCGGTCCTATGACCGCGAGCCTTTCGGCCCTTTGAGGCCTTCCGGCCTCTTCTCTGTTTATCCTCATCTGACATTACTAACCTCCATGTTAGGAACCCTTAGTGG